AAAAATCAAAATCGCCGGGGGCTTTGGACTGTAGAGCAGAGATTAGAAGCGTGTCAGACTCTGACACATAGAAAGGAGAAAACAGGATATGAAAACACAGATTTTTATCAAAGCATGGTTTAGTGATTGGAATCCAGTCAGCCGTGAGCGCGCATTGAAGTTTGCAAGGCATCGGTTCAACTCTATAACGGTAGGCAGTCAAGAAGAGAAATTGGCATTGACCAATAAGCACCTCAAAGGGATAGAGTTCACATTGGAGGAGTTGCGATGCCCGCGATAAACGAAAACTCCACTTTGCAGGGGTTGAGCAAGGCAGAGCGGTATCAATTCAATATGCTGGCACGCCATCAGACAATCGAAAGGCTCCAGAAAGATATTTTATTTGATATCCGTGTATGCCAGATTGAGGGGTGGAACCCTCGGGAATATATCCGCATGATAAGGGATATGCTTGAGCAACTCCCAAAATAAAAGCCCGCAAGTCAGCATAAATTGTTGGCACAGCGGATACTTGCAGTTTAGACTACACCCTCTGGAAGAGGCTTAATTCTAGCATTATCCCCGGCCTCTCCCTAGCACTCTCCCTTGAGTGGAGGGGATAAGCATCGTTGATTTTTCGTAAATTTTTTTTCGGGACGATGCTGCTGCAGGTATCCGCTGTGCCAGCAAGGCAGAAAGGAGAACACAATGAAAGTCAAAGAAAAAGTCGTAATAGAGACATACGAAAACCAAATAGCCAGTTTGTCTAAGCCAGATGACATGGACAAACTGGATTGTCTTGATTTACTGACCAACGCGACAATCCAGTATTACAAAGCGTGTCGCGGTATTACTTCGTACAACGAAGCAATCAAGAAACTAGGACTAGAGCTTTTAAATGCTGCAGCCCGTAGAGGTTACTACTAAGAATATTCACCTGCTGGCACAGCAGGTGCCTGCGGTATAGACTGCACCCTCCTTCAGATGGTGGGAGGGGATAAGCATTGTGGCTTTACTGCTGTTTTCATCACAACGCTGCTATGGGTGTTTGCTGTACCAGCAGGAAAGGAGCAAAAAAATGAAAGAAGATAAGCGGTTACAAAACATAAAAGTAGAGTATGGCGAGCAAAGCTATCATCGGGAATATGCGTTAAACATAATAGCAATCGCCATTGCTACTCAAATGATAAATGATGGCGTTCGCCCGGATAGCGAAAAGCCATGAGAAATATATCCAGCCATAGCAGGTGGCTCCCGTTTAGACTGTACCGTGGTGGAGTTAGAAGGAGGAATGAAAGTTCAATCATGTTATTAGCAGAAATGTTGCAAATGGAATCTTATAAAATGGCGGATGTCTTGCTTGAGAAGATGTTAATCAGCGAGCAGAGGGAGAAAATCCTCACTGAAATTGCAGAGCAAACCACGGATTATACATATGATGGCCTGCGGGATATTTTCCAAAATGAACATGCTGACCGCAAAAAGCTGAAACAGGACTATACTCCAGACTCATTGACAAAGCTAATATCTAAGATATTACCTAAGGCAAGCGGGCTGGGAGATATATGCGCCGGCACTGGAAGTCTGAACATAGCCATTCCCACTGCAAGCTACATTTACTGCGAGGAGGTTTCAGAGCGTGCGATTCCTTTTCTGCTGTGCAATCTGGCACTAAGAAATAGAAGAGCTGATGTGGTTAATGGCAATTCCCTGACAGGTGAGATAAACACAGTATACAGCCTAATGCCAGGGGAAAGATTCTCCAGCATTGAAGTCAAAGAAGAAATGAGCACTGTGAATGTTGATAACATCGTAATGAACCCACCATATTCAATGCGTTGGGAGCCGGTAGAATCACAGAAATATGATGAGTTTGGCAAAATGCCGAATATAGCAGATTTCCCTTTTCTTATTCATGGCCTAAGCCTGCTGAGGGAAAATGGCACGCTTATCGCTATAATGCCTCACGGTATTTTGTTCAGAGGAAACAAGGAGGCAGGCATCAGGCAGAAGCTGATAGAGAAAAATCTTTTGGATGCTGTTATAGGACTTCCAAACAAGCTATTTGCAAATACAGATATACCAGTGTGTTTGATTATATTGAAAAAGAATCACACCAAGGAGGATATTCTTTTCATTGATGCCGCCAATAGCTTTGAAAAAGCTGGCAAGCATAATGTTATGCAAAATGAACACATAACAAAAATTTCTGATACTTATCTCAATCGGGAAAAGGTGGATAAATTTTCTAATATTGTCAGTCTTGACGAGATTCAGGAAAACGAATTCAACCTCAACATACCAAGGTATGTTGATACATTTGAGCCTGAGCCAATCGAGGATTTGTCTGAGCTAATTCATGAGCTGAGTCAAACCGAAAGGGAGATTCATAGTGTGGAATTGGATATTGCAAAGATGTTTGAGGAACTACAGGGAACAACATTAGAAGAGGATAGAAGGCTTACTAAAGAAAAAAAGCTATACGCAAAATATATCCGAGAAAAATACAAAAACTCACAAATACCAATGATGGATAGTCTTTTTTAGAAGGGGGAAGACAATGAGGAAGGTAAAAATTATAAAGTTGGCAACCATAGAGAGGGCACAGGATAAAATTTACCCTGCTGGATGCACATTGATACCCCTTAGTGCCTCAGCTCCTGAGTTAGTCAGATTTTTAGATACTGCCTCAGCAGTGGAAAATCGCTTTGCTGTAGTTATTCCAAATGAAAAAGTTATTCCAGAATTTTTATTTATCACTGTACAGCGTGCATCTGCTAGATTTTTTCATACCTATCAGACAGGCATAAACCTGCAGTTCAATACGCTGTTGAAGTACTTCAAAGTGGAGTTCACAGAGAATAGGGAACGGCAATCAGAGATAGTGGAGGCGGTAAGGAAATGCGATCGGATTGCGCTGAAGGAAGAGCAGGCTATTGGTGTCTTAAAGGAAATCAAGCGGAATATGCTGCAAAGAATGTTTCCTTGACACACAAAAAAAGCCCCGCCAAGCGGGGCATGAGTCTAATTTTTACGCTAGCACATGCTTGGCAGGATTATCTCCAACTCCTAGATAATCTTTTAGACTCTGCTGGAAGATATGGGAAAAGTTCACATTCTCTCGTTTTGCAAGAGTATCAAGCCAGCGTGGAATGGTAACAGTCTTACTGATAGCCTTATTAGCCATTCGTTCCCTGAAAGGTGGCATCCATGCTTCAATCATGGCAATGGTATCATTTTCGCCAAGGCGGATGGTTGAAACTGGTGAAGCATCCGGGATTGGTTCCTCATCTTCTTCCATGCCGTACAAATGGAGCTGCAGGGCTTCTCGTGCATTAGAGAAAGCTTCTTCCATGGTATCGGCACAAGGCAGACAGCCAGGAAGGTCTGGAAAGGTGATAGAGATGCCATCCTCTGCTACATGAAAAATAGAGGGAAAAGTATAAAAGTCTTTCATATATATGCCTCCTTTGGGGAGTCAGTCAAAGCTGACTCCCGCCTGTAGTGAAATACTCTTTAAGGTTTCCAATGGAATGTCTTTTTTAGGGTGTGTGACTGTGACACGTCCCTTCTTGGTAGGGTGCTTAAATTGGTGATGGTCGCCTTTGCAGTTGACTTCATACCAGCCATCGGCTTTAAGAATTTTTAGCACATCACGAGATGAATAACTTTTCATTGCTAACCTCCTTACATTTATATTATAACACATATAATAATATGTGTAAATAGAAAAAGCAAATATTTTTATATGTGTTGCAAAAAATAAAAAGATAAATTATGTCAAAAGCAAAATGAACAATTTCCTACTATTATATATAAATAAAAAAGGGGTGCTAGCCCCTTTGGGGGCTTGTAGTAGGGTATTAACAAGTCAGCATATATCTAAAAGTCCCCTATAAAAAATATCTAGGTGGTGAATAAGGTGAATAGCATTAGAAGAATCAGACGTCATGCATCTGGCATGAATAAAAAATCAGAGTTTATGCAAGTGATGTATTTGGACTTTGATTCCCCTAATGGTGATCACCTCAGAAGGGGCAGGAAGATTTATAAAGAGTCTATGCCTAAGCAAAAGAAGATGAATGAGAAGAGAGCTAGAAGATATTTCGAAGCTCTCATAGAAGCAAATTTCAAAGGAGGGAGAGATTTAGTTCTCCATCTGACATTTGATAAAAATAATTATCCAGAGTCAGAGGAGGAGGCAAAGAAAAGAGTACAGTGCTTCCTGCGCAATCTTAATGGCAAAAGGAAGAGGCGGGGCCTTGGCAATGCCAAATACATTATTGTCTTTGAGATAAGCAAAAGAGGTAGATTCCATTTCCATATCATCATGGATGGGGAGCTGGACAGAGATACCGTGGAAGCCACATGGAAGTACGGCTTCTGCAACGCTGACCGCCTGAAGGCTGATCCAAAGGAAGGGCTGACCGCCATTATCAATTATTTGGCTAAAGGTGGGAATAATCCCAAAACCAAGGATGGAGAAAGAAGCAAATGGGAAAAGCGGTGGATTCCGTCAAGGGGCTTAACCCGTCCGTGGATAAGTGAAGCTAAAAGTAGTATCTCCCGAAAGAGATTTAATACCATTGTGGAGCTTCCAGAGGATAGTGAATTGTTCGTTGCTGCCATCGAAAAAGACAATGCTGGCTACTTCGTTCAGAGTGTCGAGAAATCCTACAACGAGCAGACAGGGCATTGGTATATATTCTGTCGCATGAGATTGAAAAAGAACATATCCACAAAAGAATCCACCAGTGTGGATAAAAAGAGAGGAGTGAAGAAATGAGTAAAAACAGAAAGCTGCTTTATTGCTCCATCAGCAATAAAGCAAAAATAATCAAGTGGGCGGAAGAGGGAGCTTTCGCCTGGGAGAATCGTTCCCTGAAAGCTACGGAGTTGGCGGATCCAGCTCTGGGGGAAGCCTACCACAGGTTTTCCTACGTTATCCAAGGCCTGTGCTGGTTCCGCGGTGAAGCTAAAGCCATTACAGACAATATGGTGATTAATGCTGTGGCTATCAAGCACGAAGAAAATGAAACAGTCATAAATGTTAAGGGGGCGAGATATGTCCCTGAAAGCGGGTGCATAGTCAAAATACATCTGCCTGCTATTTTCGTCAGCAGCTATCCCGAAATGTATTTCGCCGAAAGGAAGCTGGATCAGCTGGTACATGAGCTGGAGCAGGAGTGCTTCAAGTACATAGATGGCTGCCGTGCTCAGCAGTCACTAAATTTTGGGGAAGCCACTGAGCAAGCAGAGGAAGCAAAGGAGAGGGCGGAATGAGATTTGACACAATGCCCTGGGATAAAGATTTTAATGCAGAGAAGTTCCGTGAGGAGTGCGCCAAGGCAAGGGAAGCAAATAGAAAGAGAGGCCGTGCTTCATCAGAGTCGGGAAAGGATTTTGAAAATCAAATCGAAACCGCCTGCAAGATGTACGAAGAAAGCAACAAGGCTTCCGTGGCCAAAATCCCAGAGCCTTTCCGGGTAATTAAGAAATTGGCAGCAGGCAGGGCAAATGTTCAATTCCTGCGTCATGCGGATCCGGATTTTATGGGTGCGGTCAGCAAAGGACGATGCATCGTCTTTGAAGCTAAATATACTAGCAAAGACAGATTAGAGACTAGGGCCCTGACAGGCAGACAGTGGCAAGCATTGGAAAGGTACTGGAAGATGGCTGCATTTGCTGGTGTATGCTGCGGGATTCAGAATAAATACTATTTTGTCCCCTGGGCGGTATTCAGAGACATGAAAAACATCTACGGCCGTCAGTATGTTACCCAGGAGGATTTAAAACCTTATGAGGTAAAATGCACAGGCCCAGCGGTATTATTTCTTGACTACAAGAATCCCAAAGAAGCAAGGTATGCATTTAGAAAAGCAAAAGGAGAAAACCAATGAGAACATTAAGCGTATGCAATTTGAAGGGCGGGGTGGGTAAAACCACCACCGCTGTTAATCTGGCAGGAATACTAGCCACGGAGTTTAATAAAAAGGTGCTGGTAGTAGACAATGATCAGCAAGGCAACGCCAGTCAGTTTTTCTGTGTATTCGACATAGATGCATCAGGAACGGCAGAAATTCTGTGTATGGAGAAAAATATTAGAGAATGCATTTGTCATACCAGCAATCCCAATATAGATGTTTTACCATCAAATATGAATCTAGCGGCTGCCAATCGTGAGCTGATGGTTGAATCTGGGAAGATGCCAAGAGAGATAAGGTTGCGGGAAGCATTATTGGAGGTAGCAGATGAATACGATTTTGCGATTATTGATAACGGGCCTAATCTTGATTTTAGCTTTGATAACGCTATCATAGCTTCGGATGATTACATTGTGCCGGTGAAGATAGACAAGTACAGCTTTTACGGTATCAGCTTTATTCAAGAGCGGGTTAAAGCCTTGATGCAGTATTGGAATCCGCGCATAAAATTTGTGGGCTGTCTAGTCACCATGCAGCATAATAACAATACTCTGGAAAGAGAGGGGGCCGAATGGCTGGAAAGCGGGCATGACAGCACAGGTCAGCAGAGATACAAAATGCTCAAAACAAAAATCAAATATTCGCCACGCGTTAATGACGCAACATTTAGCTCTGAGATAATCACTGTAAAAAGTGTTCGGAGCATGGCAGCCAAGAATTATAGAGATTTGGCAGCCGAGTACCTGAGATACGTTGAGAATAACTAAAAGGAGGGTGCCACGATGGCGAGAGAAGTAATCAAAGAAAATTTCCGTGATAGTAGATACGTAGAGGGCAAGCGCAGGAATATTGTGCTTATGCCTCATGTAAAAGTAATCAGACGAAACAAAAAGCCAAGCAATCTGTATATGGCTTATGTGGAGTTCCTTGATAGTCTTGGACTGGCCCCAGAGGATGTATCCGTCAAAAAAGTATTACAGTGCATGGCGTGGACAGGATTTGCATGGCTTATGGCAGTTATGCTGGCAGTATGAGATAGGAGATGTATATAATGCCAAAATTTAACATAGATTCCGCAGGGGATAGCAAGCCTCGCATGGAGCAAAGGTGGGTATGGCTGAACCAGCTAGAGCCGGATGAGTTTAACGAGAAAATATACAATGTATCCGGTGTTGAGGCACTGGCTGATGATATAAAGCTGAACGGCTTGCTGCAGTTCCCTCTGGTGCGTTATATGCCAGGCGGTAAATACATGATTATCAGTGGCCATAGGCGGGTAGCAGCTATCCGCCTGCTGGCTAAGGAAGATCCGGAGCAGTGGAAGATGATACCAGTAATCTTAGATCCGGACAAGGATGATACATCAGCTCACATCAAGCTCATATCCGCTAACGCTGTCAATCGTGAGCTAAGCCAGGGGGAAATCATGAAGCAGACGCTGAAAATGTACAGCCTGCTGACTGAGCAAAAGAAAAAAGAGAATCTGCCTGGGCGGGTGCGGGACATGGTGGCTAGGAAGCTGAATATGTCCGCGGGCGCTGTAGGCGAGTACATGACCATTGAGCAGAATCTGATTTTTTATCTAAAACAGGATTTCCTAAAGGGAGAGCTATCAAAAGCCGTGGCGGTAGAGCTGTCCAAGCTGACTACAGCTGATCAGATGAATTGGCTGGATAGAATCAGAGCAGGAGAAAAGGTTACAGCTGATGTGGTAAGACAGTTCCGCCAGCAGTTAGAAGCTAAAGTACAAAATAAAGCACCGGATAATGTACCGGATAAAGCACCAGATAATGCACTAGATAATGTGTCAGAGCCTGACACACAGGCAGAAGTAATTGATGATTCACCGGAAAGCAATGACTTCAAGGAAAAAGTTATGGATAATCCGCCGGAAACACATAACACCGAGGAAAAAGTAATTGATAATTCACCGAAAAGCAATGACACCAAAGAAATGAAGCTCCAGCGGATTATGGAGAAAGTAAAGTCTAACGGTTGGGACAGTTTGGAGCCATGTGAAAGATGTTTTTCAGCTACGCTTTGCGAAAAATGCTGTGCAACGTGTACTGAACCTTGCAATGCACAGCAGCCTTGTAGAAAAAAAGATGTGAAGCCTGACACCGAAGCTAAAAAAGAAGATGTGTCAGAGCCTGACACACAAGAGGCACAAAACAAAGAACGTGATTTGGAATGGAACAAGGATATAATGCGGAGAGCCGTGGTAGATATAGCTGCTGCCTGTGCTGCAATCAGAAAATATTCAAGTAGTGGAACAGATTGCGGCTATTGCCCGCTTCACAACCGCAATGCTTGCACGCTGACAGAAGCTGCTCCAAATAGCGTTGTCTATATGATGTCAGCAAAAAGGCGCGACAAAAAGTTAGAAAAACTCTTTTGGGATATGTTGTAATCCCTGGGCGGTAGCAGAAGCTAGGAGATGATTACATGTACGACAAAGATGGCATATGGCACTGTCAGGATTTTTATGACTGCTTCCAATGCCCTTTACCTGACTGTGATAAGGGCGCTATTCCAAAAGGCATGACAGAAAAGCGGGGCGAAATACTGCGTATCCATCAAAAAGCTGCAGCTCCCAGCTATTACAGAAATGGGAGCCTAGAGTCTAAGTATGGAGGATGGTGAAGCTAGTGATTGAGCACAGACAGGATGCAGGGCTGATAATACTGTCGATGGACAGAAAACCTTGCCCTTGCAAGGACTGTAGTACAAGACATATGGGTTGCCACGGCAAATGTGAAAAATATCAAACATGGCGCGCTGGTGTAGACAGTGTTATACAAGAGAAAATCCGTCAGTCAGGTAAAGATACTTGGACTACGGCGAAAATCATAGCTACAAATCAGTGGCTCAAATGGCGAAATGACTGGTGGAAGAAATAAAAGGAGATAACATAATGACAAACAGAGAAAAAGCTATTGCTTGCTTTACGGAGTGGCTGAAATCGCTAGATAATAAGACACTAGCACATGTTCTAATATATAGTGATGATGACATGAGCTGCCAGCATTGCATGTATAATGACGAATACAACCACTGCTGCAACGATTATCGCGATTCTTGCCGGAACGGCATAAAGAAGTGGCTGGAGCAGGAGTAAGATTACAGCTATCTTGAAGCACTTCAACAAAAATTCAAGATAGCTTCAGAAAGGATACTGAAAGATGGGAAGTTTCAAGAAAAAAATATTAATCAACAAAGTAAGACAATTAGACAAGGCTAAAATGGCATCTGGGGAAACTCCTAGAAGCAGGCCGTTCAAGACTAGGGAAATACACATGGCCATGAAAGATGAAAAGCGTAGCAATTATATCTCTAAGACAGATTTGAATCAGATAGTGGCCATAGCAAGGGCGCATGCCTTGTGGTTCCACATGCTCACCTTAAAAGAAGCCTTTAAGTTCACAGGCAAGCAGTTAAGCGAGTTCCGTGAAAAACTGAAAGATGTTTACCGGTATGCTATTGATGATACCAGCGGGGGAGCGGTAAAAGACATCATAGAAGTGACGGTCAAAGGCAGTCCCAAAGAGGATGATGGCTCATTTGGTTATACAGACTATCAGCAGGATCCATTTGACGCGGATGGCTATTATCTGAATAAAATCGAGGGAAAGAATGCATACCAAGCTATGCACGGCTATAAAAAGTATCAGCGCACATATCAGGAGTTTCAGAATTCAGAAATTGCATCTATGCTAGTACTCCATGATTATTTTGGCTTCAGGATAAAGCGTATCAGGCGGTTCATAGAAACCATAAGAGCAAAATATGATGCTGGCATAAAGAGCTACATGGAGTATCTGGAATATCTGGAAAAGCTGTGCAAAGAGCACATCAAGGAATTTGATTGCATCAGAAAAGGTCAGGGTATATTTGACGACGGCAACGCGTGGATGAAAGCATAGGAGGGAATACTCGTGGATGTTGATATTGGTATGGCCGTAGCTTTTACTGCTGGTGTGTTGCTGGGCGGTGCAGGCGGGGCTCTAATAATTTGTATTTTGGTCGGTGGGAATGTTAGGAGGGGAAAACATGAAAGAGTCCAAAACATTGTATATCGCAAAAAGATTATCTAGGAAGCTGGCTGAATTTATGGCAGACATTAAGGAGAGCGAGAATGAAAATAAAGACATTCTGGAATGACATATATGAGTATGATGGTACTCAAATTATATGCTCTGAGATGTTGTTGGCTGAATGCAGAAAGTACATCAAAAACAAGCTGACTAGAAGAGAACTTCTGGAGCAATTAGCAGAAGAGTGTAGTGAGTTGATAAAGGCTGCTATGAAGACAATTCGAGCAGAAGAGTTGTCGGAGAATCCAACACCGACCAGCAGGGTAGAAGCAGAGAAAAACTTCACAGAGGAACAGCTAGATATAATATCCGTCCTGTATATACTGACTGGTAGCAAAATGTATGAGCATATTATGTATTACCCCAAATATGTAAGATGGGCTATACGGCTAGGGTATCAGATACCGGCGGAGTGTATAATAAATGGCAATAAATGCGGAGGTTGAGAATGAACAAGGTAATATTGCATGGCAGATTGGCCAGAGATGTAGATCTACGGACTACCAATTCGGGTAAGTCTGTAGCACAAGTAAATTTAGCAGTAAATCGCAGGGGTAAAGACGGCGGGGCGGATTTCATTCCACTGGTAATCTGGGGGCAGTTAGCAGAAACATTTGCCCGCTATCTCTCTAAAGGCCGTGAGGTGTTGGTAGAGGGCCGTATGCAGGTAAGAAACTATGACGATAAGAACGGAAATAAACGGTATGTTACAGAGGTTGTTGTAGAAACCTTTGATTTCTGCGGTAGCAGTAGTAATAATGACAATTCAGCACCACCTCCACCACCCGATAACAGCAATATAGATGCTGCTTTTGGTCAGTCCCAGCAGAATGTATTCGGCGGTCGTCCTGCTGCTGATGAAGATATACCGTTCTAAGGTGGCGAAATCATAAATGATGTTGTACAATGTGATGATGATAGATGCTGCATAAACTGCAATACTGAGCTGAGAAGGGCGGGAGCTGATTGGGCAGAAATACAAACAAGTACGCAATGATGGTGGAATGGCATCTGTTCCGCGAAAAAGAAATAAAGCAGGCGGTTGATGAAGCGAGATTGGATGTGGCTTCCACGGGTGCAGGTAGTTCTGCAATAATCAGCAGCCCGACAGAGAGTGCAGCACTGAGGAATATAACCCCGCTGTCAAAAGTCGTTTTGTCAGATGGTTCCGAGGTAGTTAGGCCAGAGCTATGGCTTCTAGCAATAAAGAAAATATACGAAGGGCTGAATAAAAAGCAAAAGACCATTGCGAGGAAAAGATATAGGCAGGGCGAGTCATATACGAGAACATGTATCAATCTCGAAATATCACAGAATACATATTTTCACACATTGAACTCTATCAGAAGTTATGCTGTAGTAGTTGCCGTGCAGGCGGGATTGGTGAAAGTATTCTAAAAGCTCAAAAAAATAATGCGGACATCTAGGTAGCTAGACATCCGCATTTTTATTTTACATAAATTTGAATAAATGATTGACAAATAAGCAAATATATGTTATTATATAATTGTAAGGAGGTGATGATGTGGAAAAAGAAGATTGGTACTTCGTTATCGGTGTTCTAATGTGGTTGATTGATAAAATCGAACACCACATTGAGAACAAAGAGAAGAGAAAGGAGAAAAAGAAAAAGACCCCCAAGAACAAAAAGCACAAGTAATTGAAGGTCTAGGTAGTGGCACTGCTCCAACAGTGCCGCTACTGAAATTATATATCAGAAACGGAGGAATTGCAATGGATTGGCTAAAGAAGCATCGTCACGACATTATCGAATTAGTCGTAATGTGTGGCTTGTTGCTATTCACTGATTGGGATAAAGAAGCATTTAAGGCATTAATAGCAGGAGGCATTATTGGGGCATGGATAACAAGGAAAATGTAGCAAAGAAATATAGTTGGGGTGGCAGGAGGCCGAATCAGACAGGCAGGCCAAAGGGGACCACTAATCCAGACGGACAACGCAAACAGCATCAGATAAGAGCCTATGAAGATGAATGGCTGCTTATCAAGGAATTTACCAGCATGGTAAAGAAAGACATTGGCTTGGCAGGAAAGCTGATGGATGAGTATAGGAATGTGTCAGAGCCTGACACGAAATAAAAATTCTATTTTGGTAATAAAAACGAAAAATCCGTGGTATAATGGTTATACTGATGGATATAGACAAAGAGCCTCGCAGATGTTGCGAGGCTTTTGTATTGCACGAAAAAAAGGTGGTGAGCTGGTGACAAAGGTGTATTGCAACACTAGGGGATGTGCACACAATGAAGATGATGTATGCACGGCTGCAATGATATACTGCGTTAATCGCAAGTGCAGGACACATAAGAAGGTCAGCACCCGCGACTTGATGCAGGGAGGGCATGGCTCACACTGTAAGAAGTCAGGCGGCAGCTACAAGAGCACGGATGTGAAAGTACTCAAATAAAGAGCAAACACAATGTGCTGTTTCGCTTTGCTTTCGGGCGGGCAGTAGGTTCTTCCAGCGAAAAATAAAGGGTTGCGGTCGCTTGCGAACCCCAAAAACGCTCTAGCCGCAAAAAAAAATCATCGCTTAGTTAATATTTTGGAATCCAGAAAATGCGTTTTCTACTAACAAAGATTCATTGTCTGAAAATTTTGTCTAAAAATGTTAAATTATAGCGCATAAGATTCAGGCACATAATCATAAATGCAGATGCAGGGGACATGATTGATTTCATGTCCTTTTTCTGTTGCCAATTTCGAGGAGGTGAAAACAGTGAAAGTTACAGGTGATCCAAGGAAAATTACAGTGTCTCAGACAAATTTGGCCAAGGCTTTAGGCATAACCAATGCCAGAGTGTCCCAGCTTATCAAAGAAGGCATAGTCTTTCGAGATGATAGCGACAAAAGCGGAGCTGTATTCTTAGTCAAGTCTATACAAGCCTACACTGTTTTCAAGGGTGCCAGCGAGGGAGATAGCGGCCTTGACTATATGTCTGAAAAAGCCAAGCATGAAAAAGTAAAGCGGGAGCTGGCAGAACTTCGACTAGCAAAAGAAGAAGCCAGGGCTTACGATGCTATGACTGTTGAGCTAGTTATGACGGAAATGGTGTCTAATTTGCGTACTCAGCTGCTGGGTATGCCTTCCAAGATTGCGCCTATGCTGAATGGCGCTGGTAAAAATAAAATTTACAGTGTTTTGACCGAGGAAATCGAGGAGAAACTGTCTGAGCTATCAGAGTACAAGCCGGATATGTTCACATCAGAGGAAGTGATTGACAGTGAAGAAACTGAAGCCAGCCAGTGAGTTATGGAAGTATGTTTCGCAAAAAGGCTTGAAGCCACAGCCTAAGACATCTGTCAGCGTATGGGCGGATAGCTATAGAATACTTTCCTCTGGTGTGTCAGCAGAGCCTGGGCGGTGGAAAACCTCCCGTGCACCCTACCAGGAAGAAATCATGAATGCCTTTACTCAACCAGGGATTCAGAAAGTCGCAGTCATGAGCTCCAGCCAAATAGGCAAATCAGATATTATGAATAATGTCATCGGGCGGTTTGCTCATTTAGATCCATGCCCTATTATGATGATCCAGCCCACTATTGAGTTGGCGGAAGATTATTCCAAGTCCCGTATTTCGCCCATGATCCGCGATACCAAGGTACTCAATGGCCTGTTTTACGACATAAAGAGTAAAAATGGCAAGTATGAAGCCAAAACTAGAGATGGTAACAACACTATTTTGTCTAAGATATTCCCAGGAGGACGTTTAGTTATGTGCGGGGCAAATTCCCCCGCGGGGCTAGCATCCAGACCTGTGAGAATTTTGCTAGCTGATGAGGTGGATAGATTCCCAGAGTCAGCAGGCGGCGAGGGTGATCCGGTTGGTTTGGCTGAAAAGCGTATGACAACATTCTGGAATCGTGTCATGGGCTTGTTTTCTACCCCCACAAATGAGGGGGAAAGCAGAATTGAGGATGAATATATTGCTGGCACACAGGAAGAATGGCAGTATAAATGTCCAAATTGCGGTGAATATCATGCTCTGAGATACATTGATTTCGCAACAAATCACACGGAGCACCAGGACAAAAAAGGCCGTAAGATTGTCGTGGTCAATGATGTAAAGTGGGTGTGTCCTGACTGCGGTTTTTACTTTACGGAGCAGAAAATAAAAGCAGCACCACAGAAATATATTCCTCAGAACCCAGAAGCCATCAATAACGGCATTAGATCCTTTTGGCTCAATGCCTTTAGCAGCCCTTGGATCTCATGGAAGAAAATCATGGGTGAGTGGCTGGAAGCTAAGGGAGATCCCAACAAAGAAAAGGTAATAGTTAATACCCGCTTTGGAGAGCCGTATAGTCTTGATGATAATCTAGCAGATGCCATGCCTTTAATGAAACGACGGGAACAATACGGCGCTTCCTTGCCGGAGGGAGTTTTATTGTTGACTGCTGGAGTGGATGTGCAGGACAACCGCTTAGAGTATGAAGTCTGTGGCTGGGGCTTCGGTGAGGAGTGCTGGGGCATCGTCAAAGGTATGATTTTATCAAGGCCTGATTTGTCTGCTACCTGGGACGAATTGGATAAAATCCTAGATAGAGTATATAGATTTGCCGATGGTAAGGGCCTAAAGGTGTACAGAACCTTTGTGGATTCAGGCGGTCACTATACAGGTCATGTTTACCGGTATTGTGGCAAGCACAATAACAGATTCCCTATCAAGGGTTATGCCAATAGGCCGGGCATAGAGCTGCTGTACAAGCTGGGTAAGGAAACAGGCTGCAAAGTACCTTTGATTATCCTTGGTGTAGACGATGGCAAGCAACAGGTATTTAACAGACTGGCTATTCAAGAAGTTGGCGATGGCTATTTCCATTTCGGCTTAGATGGCGATAAGGAGCTAGCTCATAGGGGATACAACGAAGTGTATTTCAAAGGCTTGCTGTCCGAGGAAAAGAGATTGGTAAAGCGTAATGGCACGCTGAAAAATGTGTGGGTGCCTAAATCTGGTGTGCGCAATGAGCCATTGGATTTGCGAGTTTATAATTTAGCAGCTATGCAGTCTTGTAAGGTAGATTGGGAAAGGCAGTATGAAGCTGTTTACGACCAAAAGCCAGCAATATCCTTAGAAAAACTGCTCAATAAAGCCTTCTCCAAAAGCGTTGTACCGACAGAGGATACACCGGCGCCACTACCTAGACGTCCCTCTGGGCGGTTTAGTCGTAAGAATCAGAACAATGCAACCCACACGAGCCACCCAAAGAAGAGCGCTTCTAGCACCCAAAATTATTATTAAAATGGGTTTTCTGCGCAAAATCTACGGAAAAGGGCTATAAAATTCAAAAAAAAGAGGTGATTATATATGGCAGATGTATCCTCTGACACTGATAACAAGCAGATAATTATGAGTAATAAGCAGATGAACAACGAGCGCTTGCGGAATTACTACGCAGCAGAGCGGGCGGTTTTGTCAGGTCAAAGCTATACTGTAGGGAATCGAACTCTGACACGAGCCAATTTGGCAGAAATCAGGGCCGCCATTGATGATTTGCTGTCTGCTGGTGCCTCTCTGGACGATTCAGAAATAAAAACTCGTCGCAGTATGAGAGTAGTATTTCATGATTAGGAGGCGGAATTGTGAGAAAAAAGTACAAGGCTAGGACTCCCACCAGGAGAATAGCAGGTGTTAATAAGTTAAATATTAAGAATACGGGCTACGATGGTGGCGGTGCATCCCGCACTTCGGGAGTATTAAAAGCATGGAATCCCATTAAGTCCAGCGCCAAATCTGATATCAATGCTCATTTAGATATACTCCGAAGCAGGGCGGCTGATCAGGTTATCAATACCCCTATAGGCAGCGCTGCAATTGCTACTACTACTCAGTACACGGTAGGAGCAGGGCTGAAAGTATTTCCAAAGATTAAATACAAGATGCTGGATATGAAGCCGGATGAAGCAGAGGAATGGAATAAAAAGGCATCTGCTGAATTTGATTTATGGGCCAGCTCTAAGCTGTGCGATATTCGCAAGCGGAACAATTTCTACGACCTTCAGGAAATTCTCTACAAAGCATATATGACGGACGGAGATAGCTTTGCTTTGTTCCGTCGTGGCTACAATGAGAATATGCCCTACACATTGCGCATACAGGCTATAGAGGGTAATAGGGTATCTAATCCTATGGGGCAAGACTATTACGGCATTACAGGCCCCCTCAGCGTGGAAATGCTGGCCCCTAACGGAGTGAATAAGATAGTTAACGGCGTGGAAGTCAACAAAGATGGAGCTGTAGAAGCCTATTGGATTTCTAACAAGGTTCCATATGATCCTGTAGAAATTAACAGAGCTACCAACTGGACAAGAATAGAGGCTTTCGGTCAGCTGGTAGGTAAGCCCAATGTGCTCCATATCTGCCACGATGAGAGGCCGGAGCAATACAGAGGTGTGCCATATCTTGCACCTGTGCTAACGGCACTAAAGCAGGTATCTCGCTATGCAGATGCAGAGCTGGTGGCTGCTATTATGCGCTCTTTCTTTACTCTGTTCTTTACCTCTACCGGTAAAAGCAGCGTTGCTGGAGATATTAGCGGGGTGTTGGGAGCCAGCACATACGAGGGTGAAGGTGCAGATCCACAAGAGCCGGTAGTCAATGCCAGCGAGTATCATTTAGGCCCTGGTACTATCAATGCACTGCCTAAAAACATTGACGTAAAGTCCGTCGGAGTCGACGGCGGACAGGCCACATTTGACAGCTTTGTGACTCAGTTTGTAAAGCAGATATCCGCTTCTTTGAATATTCCTTACGAAGTGCTGATGAAATCATTTACCAGCTCCTACAGCGCCAGCCGTGCTGCTTTATTGCAGGCATGGGAGCAATTCAAGCTGAGACGGGCATGGTTTACCCGCGATTTCTGCCAGCCTGTGTACGAGATGTGGTTAGTGGAAGCTGTGGCCACAGGCAGATTGGAAGCACCAGGCTTCTTTTCTGATCCTGCCATCAGGTTTGCATACAGCAATGCGGAGTGGTATGGGCCATCTATGAGCATTTTGGATCCAATCAAGGACGTAAACGGCGCAGCTTTACGTATTCAGTATGGCTTATCTACTCCGGAGCGCGAGGCAGCAGAAATGACAGGGAGCGATTTCTATGAGAATCTGGAAGCTATTAGAATTGCTAAGAGCAAAGTTAAGGACTCTGGTGTTGTGCTGGGAGTGCCTACAGTGCTGTCTACGGACTTGGAAGATCTAACAGAGAAAGGAGGTGATGAAGACGATGAAGAATAAAAAATTTTGGCAGATTCGCAATGAAGCAGATAGTGAGGATGCCGAGCTGTTGCTGTATGGTGAAATTGCCAATGAAACCTGGTATGGGGATGAGGTAACACCCAAACAGTTCGCTGAGGATATACGCAGTATGGCAGGCAAACCGCTGACATTGCGTATCAACAGCCCGGGCGGTGATGTATTTGCAGCCCAGGCTATTTACAATCAGCTAAAGGCCTACGAAGGCAGTATCACTGCATATATTGATGGCATGGCTGCCAGTGCCGCTACTATCATAACCTGTGCTGCTGACAAAGTTATTATGCCAGATAACGCTATCTTCATGATACATAATCCGATGGTGGGGGTATGCAGCTATCTGAATGAAAACCAGCTCAAAGACATAGCAAACCAGCTGTCTACGGTTAAGCAGACTATCATCAATGTGTATTTGAAGAAATGCACTGATGTAGCAGAAAATAAGCTGAAAAAGATGATGGACAATGAAACATGGATGACAGCGCAGGAGGCTATGGATTATGGATTTGTAGACGAGCTAGCCGATGATGTGAAGATAGAAAATTCCATCAGCAATGGCATGGTTGTAGTCAATAATATGACCTGCAACCTCCAGCGGTTCCACAATCCCCGCCGGCTGGAAGAAATCATAAACAGGCATGGAAAGGATGATAAGAATATGAACGAAAGCAAGCTGATGTCCTTGTTGCAGGACATTAAAGACGCTGTAACCGGTAAGAATAAAAACTCTAATACAGAGACTGATCCGGTAACAGTAGAGCGCCAGCGCATGCTGGATTTAGATAATCTTCGCGACGGCAATGAGCTGATCAACAAGATTGTAGAAATTGCCAAGAAAAATGGCAATACTGCTGAGGAGATTAAAGAGTATGTAGATGCTGCTAAGGCTGAGGCAGAAAAGCCTGCAAAAGATAAGGGGCTGGAAGAAATCAAGAATTTGATTAAAGACCAGCTAGCATCCGGCTCTAATGGTGTAGCTCCTCAGACCAGCGACGGTGTTCCGCAGGATAACAAGGCCTTGGAGATTGATAATCTGGTTAAGGCTATGCAGAAAGTGAGAGGTGAATAATATGGCTATTCGAGCAACCGAGACGGGTGCAACATTTGAAGAGCTGATTGGCGGTCATGAAGTTACTGCCATGCGCCACAATATCACAATTACAGCTGGTACAGCTTTGAAGCGTGGCTCTATCGTCACTGCTGCTGGTGTGCTGGTGGGAACCAACAAGGCCAGCTCTGGCGGTACTACTGATGTGGCTGAGTATGTTGTGGCTGAGGATGCTACGGCAACAGATACTGTATTGACTGTATATGTCAGCGGTATCTTCAATCGCGAGAAGCTGATTGTGGCTGACGGGGATACCGTAGGCGCCCATGAAGCAGAATTGCGGGATAAGAATATTTATCTGACTTCCATCCGCTAAGAAAGAGGTGAAAGATATGGGAGAACTTTTTAAGGACACATATACTTTGATGCAGGCTATGGACAGAATGAAGCAGCCATCTTCTTTTTTGGTTGATACTTTCTTTCCTGTTGTGCCTCCTACTGCTGTAACCAGCAAGATTGCCGTAGAGTATCGCAAGGGAGCCCGCAAGCTGGCACCTTTTGTTATTCCTGGTACAAATGGCGTAAATACCAGCCGTACCGGCTCCAAAATCGACCTGTACGAGCCTCCTATGATGGGGCCACGTCGTGTGCTGTCTGCTGAGGAATTGATGGTTAGGCAGTTTGGCGAGGATGTCTACAGCGTTTGCACACCAGAACAGCGAGCTAATGATATTCTGGCTAAAGATTTGGTAGAGCTGCAGAACATGGTAATCAACCGCAAGAATAAGATGGCAGCAGATATTCTGCTGACTGGCCAGTGTGAGATTGAGGGCTATGCTAGTGATGGACAGGTTGCCAAAACTGATACCATCAAATTCGAGGATTGGACACAGAAGCTGGAGCCTACTACCAAGTGGGACCAGGCCAATGCAGATATTTATGGTGATTTGGCAGAAATGTCCAACAGCATTCAGGAGAATGCCGGCATTGTGCCTAGTGTAGCTATTTGCGGTAAGAATATCATGAATTATATTCTCGGTAACACTGCTATTATGGATTATCTGGCTATTCCAAATGCCAATAATCTCAACATGATGAGCTTCCAGCCACGTTTGACTGCACCGCAGATTATGTATATCGGTACTATCATGAGCCTGAATCTGGAGCTGTATTCCTATATGGAGACTTACGTTGATGATGAGGGCAATGTAAAGAGCTTTATTGGCGATGATGATGTTATTATTGGTATTCCGGGCCGTGGCCGTCAGCTGCATGGCGCTGTAACCTTGGTAGAAGGCAGCAGCTTCAAGACTTATGCAGGAAACTATGTACCGGCATACAGAGCTAACGAGAACGATAATACCGTATCTTTGGCTATGTATTGCCGTTGTGTATTGGCTCCTGAATCCGTGGACGACTGGGCGGTTATCAAAGCAAAATGAGGAGGGTTTGCTGTGAAGTTATTGATTAATAAGTTCATGCTGAGGCATCAGGGCAAACTCTACAAGCAGGGTGATTGTGTAGATCTTCCCCGCGATATGGCTATTTCCCTGGCAGAGCAATCTGCCGGGGCTTATAGCTTATTGCCTGATGTGTCAGAGTGTGACACACTGGAAATGCCGGAAGCGGTGTCAGAGTGTGACACATTGGAAATGCTGGAAGCGGTTTCAGAGTCTGACACAAAGGAAACATTGGAATCTGCGCCGGCAAAAAGCAAGCCAAGAGCCAAGACTGCCAAGGCAGGCACCAGCAGAACTGCTGGCAAAACTGCCAGCTCCAGCAGGGCAAAGAAATGATTAGTTTCAAAGAACAGCTGGAGGCTGATTTGGATATATTCATCAATGCCGATGAATTCGCCGAGACTCACAATATTAACGGCCAGGATGTTATCTGCGTGTTGGAAGGATTAACAACCAAGGAACAGATAACCAAGGCTAACGGTACACCTGCTTTTGACGGTATAAGCGCTCTGACAAGAGTGTTGCATATCAAGACAGCAGATTTGCCCGAAAGATTGGCTCATGGCAATGTGGTAGAGCTGGACGGAGAAACATTCCGCGTAGGGGATGCTGTAGAGGATAATGGTATTACTACTATAACTCTGGAGGTGGATCAGCTATGAACATAGATATTGACGTATCAGGTATTGAAGCTTGCTGTGAATATCTAAAGCAACAGCCCAATAGAGCCAAGGCCGCTATTAAGTCTGCCACCGGGCGCTCTTTAACAGCTGGCAGGGCTGCTATATCAAAGGGTATCCGTTCTGAGTACAGCGTTAAGGCTGGAACCATAAAGGGAGCTATACAAATGCAGAAAGCCTCTAGCGGGCTGGGCGGTGTATTGAAGATATCGGGGCGACCTCTAGATATTATGGAGTTTAGCCCCAGAACTAGCAGAGGCATGATTAGTGTCAAAATCAAGAAAGCAAGGAAGCCGTTGCCTCATTCCTTCTTTGTGTCTGCCAACAAAGCTGGTATTTATCATAGAGTAACCCAGAAACGACTACCTATAGAGCGTGAATTTACTTTGTCAGTGCCTCAGATGGGCGGTAATGTCCATGTAGCTGAAATAGTACAGAAACGTATGGCAGAGGTATTCAGCGACCGCCTAGAGCACGCTATGGTCTATGGAAGGGGGCAGGACTACTAATGACACCTATGGTATGCGCTACAAAATTGGCAGAATTTCTACAGGAGAAATTCAATGACATAGATTACAGAGCTACTGATGAACGACTTGATGGCAAGCAGATGCATGTATATGCTGGTTTTTTACCACGCACTATCAGCGAGAAAGATAAAACCCAGCAGGATCCGTGCACCGTTATCCGACCAGTAAAAATAAATGATTCAAAAGATGAATCAACTGTTGAACTGCAGTTACTGGTATGCACATATAACAGGGATAAGTATTATGGCCATATGGAGCTGTATCATGCTCTGGAGCTTATTCGTCAATGGCTGTGGCAGAATCCCATTGTTGGAGGAATGTTTCGGCTGGAGGGAAATACCGAAACCGGTATTCCTGAAGAGCAGGGTTTTCCTGAATGGATTGGCTGGATGAAAGTCAAATACAACATAGGTAAGCCAGGTATAAACGTAGATCAGATTATCCGGCTCTACGGAGCTGTAAAGGAGGAATGAAGATGGCAAGAGCAAAAACTGCATCTGCTGAAAAACAGCAGATTGAAGCAGATAATGAGGCTGTTGTGTATATCGGTTTAAATAACCTGAGAAAAGGGCTGAAAACCTACACTGTGTATAAGGCAAAGCCAGAGGCATTGATTGATAGCTTAAAAGCTGAAATGCCGTTCATTGGCAGATTGTTTGTACCAGTGGCTCAGTTAAACCAGGCAATGGAGAGTGTGAAGAAAAAAGGAACACCTCTCAATCTTGCCTATAGAGAAATGGGAGGTGTTGAATAATGGCATATAAGCATGGTATATATGGTCAGGAGATAGCCACAAGCCTCGTGCCTATGACGGAAACCGATGCAGGCTTGATAGTAGCATTTGGTACAGCTCCTGCGCATTTAGCAACTGCACCAGTAGCTGCCAACACTCCGGTGTTATGCTACACCTACGCTGAGGCGGTAGCTGCTATGGGCTACAGTGATGATTTTGCTAAGTACACTCTTTGCGAAGTTATGAAGGCACATTTCAGCTTGTTTAACATGGCTCCTGTTGTACTGGTAAATGTGCTGGATACTGCCAAGCATAAAAAGACTGTGGAGAAGCATGAAGTGGCCGTTAAGGAAAAAGCTGCAGTTATCGTTGCACCGGTATTAATGGAAAGCATGAAGGTATTTGCCGATGGCAGTATAGAAACACCTTTAATAAAGGACACTGACTACACGGCTGCTCATGATGATGATGGCAATGTGCTTATTACTTTGTTGGAAAATGGCAGTGTCAAGGAATCTACATCCTTGTATGTACAGTATGATGAGGTAGACAGCTCCAAGGTGCAGGCCTCTGATATTGTAGGCGGTGTTGATATTAATACAGGCAAGGTGGAAGGCTTGGAGCTGATTGATGAAATCTATCCCCGCTTTGGCCTGGTTCCTGGCATTATTATTGCGCCTGGCTTCTCCAGCGACACCACAGTAGGGGCTGTAATGAAAGCTAAGACCACAAATATCTGTGGCCATTTCCGGGCTATCACTGTGGCAGATATTCCTGTTGAAACAGTGAAAACCTATACCAAAGCCTCTGAATGGAAAAATAAGAATAACTATATTGATACTTCCTTGATTGCGTGTTGGCCAAAGCTGAAATTGGGGGATGCTGTGTATCATATGTCTACCCAGTTGGCTTCCCTTATGAATAAGGTGGATTCTCAGAATGGGGATATGCCTTACCATTCCCCATCTAATGCTTCCTTTCAGACTGATGGAGCAGTATTGGATGATGGTTCAGAAATCTGGCTTAATTCCCAGAATGCTGCTTATCTGAATGGTCAGGGAATTGTCACAGCTTTGAATTTTATTGGCGGCTGGAAGGCGTGGGGTAATCGAACCACTGCATATCCATCAAATACGGATGTCAAGGATGCGTTTATTCCTATCCGTCGTATGTTCAATTGGGTGTTGAATACCTTGATTACCAGCTATTGGAGCAAGGTAGATGAGCCTACTAACAAGAGGCTTATTAACACCATAGTAGACGGTGCAAATATCTGGCTCAACTCCCTTACTGCTGCTGGCGCCCTCCTGGGTGGCCGTGTGGAGTTCCGCCAGGACGAAAACAGCACCATCGATTTGATGGATGGCAAGATTAAATTCCATGTATATCTCACCCCGCCTAGTCCAGCCCGTGAGATTACTTTTGTACAGGAATATGATCCAGATTATATTGCTACACTTTTTGAATAAGGAGGTAAATCATGGCTAGTGTTGTAATTCCGAGCTCTTTAGAAAATTTTGAGCTTTTTATAGAAAGCGATAGAAGCTTAGGCACTGTAGATATTACATTGCCAAAACTGACAGCCAAGACTGTAGATGTCGAAGGCGCTGGTATTGGTGGCACTATCAGCCTGCCTACACAGGGGCAGACTGATAATTTGGAAGTTGAAGTAAATTTCCGAGTTGTTACTGATAGCACTATTAAATTGGCACAGATTAAGGCTCACGCATTAGAGGCATATGGTGCTATTAATTGCTGGAATGCCTCAGAGGGGGCTTATCAGACTAAACAGGTAAGGGTTTCCATGCGGGCTATCCCGTCAGAGTTTGATTTGGGCAAGCTTGCTTCTGCAAGCACAATGGATCATAAAGTTACTATGACATTGAGTTATCTCAAGGTCAGCGTGGATGGTACTAAGATGATAGAGATAGATAAGTTTAACTATATTCAATATCTCTACGGTACTGATTATTTGGCAGCAACAAAGGCAGCTCTGGGGCTGTAATTTGCTATGAAATAGGGCCGTCCAAGCGACGGCCTTTTGATTATGGAGGTAATGAACATGGAAGAGAAAAATATTGATATTAGCGAGCTGGGAGAATCACTTAAAAACCTTACAGCTATGGATTTTATTAATGCGGAAAAGGCTTGCCGTGCCAGCGGGGATGCTTCATCAGAGATTGTTTTTAGCAGTATATTCCGGGCAAGATTGGCAGCCAAGGCTTTAGGGGTTCCCTATGCAGAGATTACTGGCTTGAAGATGGGGGAATTTGCTACTGTGGAGCTGAAGGTGGGTAATTTTTTAATGCAGAATTTGGCCGAGGAAGTAATCCAGCAAATCTAATGCGCAAGCTCGCCTTTCGGCTTAGAGAAACGGCCCCTTTAAATTTTTGGTTAGACCAAACGCTGGTAGAGCTGGATGAATGGCTGAATATCATTGCTAACGAAAGCAAAAAAACATAAAAAAATAGCCCCTTGCGGGGCTGGATTCTAATTAGATTTAATATCTTGCTTTGCAGGTGGATTTAATATATCTGATATGGTCGAATGAAATTTTTCCTTATTGAAAAAGTAAAGATATAAAAGTATTGGTAAAAATACAGGTAATAAAATCAAGCCTAGTGTTACCTGCAAAATAAATATGGAGATAGACAATAATGGCTTGAAAAACAATTTTGCGACAATGATTATCACGGCAAACAGTACAATTAGAAGCGCAAGAGCCCCTATAGATGTTAATAAAAATGTTAACATGCTAACCATCCTCCTTTAGCTATATTATAACAGAAATGAGGTGAAAAATGTGCCAGCAGGAAAAATATTTGCAATATCTTTTGCGCTGAATGCTGCTTTGGGAGCTGGCTTTACTTCCAGCATGAATCAAGGTGTCAGCAAGCTGCAGCAGTTGCAGAGCAAAACACGGGATTTGAGTGCAGAAGAAAGGCGACTGACACAGCAATGGAAACAGTCCCAGGCAGCGGCTCAGGCATATCAAAGCAAAATGGCAGGGCTGACAGAACGCTATACAGCTGGCCAAATATCCCAAAGCCAGTACAAAATAGCAGTAGCTTCCGCCTCTGCAACAATGCAGAGAGCTTCCATGAGTGCTTCAGCATACAGAACAGCACTTAGCGGGATTCAGAGAGAGGCAGCAAGCGCCAGTAAATCCATAGCTAACATACAGGCTGTGCAAAGTGCACAACAAAGGTTTAGCAGTGCTTATGCAGGTATGGGAAATGCTGTGGCAGGTGCCGGTATGGTGGCAGCACCGTTGATAGGCGCGGTTTCTACAGCTATGGATTTCGAGGCGGCTATGTCCAAGGTAAAGGCCATAACCGGATCCAATGCAGAGGAAATGAACAAATTAAATGCTCAGGCAAGGGAACTGGGGCGGACAACTATGTTTAGCGCTAGCCAGGCAGCTGAGGCTATGACCTATTTAGGCATGGCAGGCTGGGGCACTGAGCAGATTATGGCAGGCATGCCGGGACTTTTGGATTTGGCTGCTGCCTCTGGTAGCGATTTGGCTACTGTAGCAGATATCGTTTCTGATGATTTAACAGCTTTCGGTATGAAGGCAGAGCAAGCAGGCCATATGGCAGATGTTATGGCAGCCGCCTCCACCAATGCTAACACCAATGTAGAAATGATGGGCATGACCTTCAAGTATGCTGGTGCTGTGGCTGGTGCTCTTGGCTATAGTTTGGAAGATGTATCCTTGGCAACAGGCCTGATGGCCAATGCGGGTATTAAGGGAGAGCAGGCAGGTACAAGTCTTAGAGCCATTATGACAAGGCTTATTTCTCCACCGAGTGATGCTGCTAAATCTCTGGACAAATTGGGAATATCTGCTAAAAATGCTAATGGCACAGTAAAACCATTTAGGCAGACCATGCAGGAGCTGAGAGAAAAGTTTGCTGGTTTGTCTGATGCAGAAAAGGCAGAATTGGCCAGTAGCATAGCAGGCCAGGAAGCCATGTCAGGATTCTTGTCTGTAGTAAATGCAAGCAATGAGGATTTTGCCAAATTATCCAATGCTGTAGATAATGCAGATGGAGCTGCTGCTAAAATGGCTGCTACCATGCAGGATAACGCTAAAGGTGCACTTACCCAGATGAAATCAGCTGTAGAAGGTTTTGCTATATCTATCGGTAATGCATTTCTACCGGCTGTAACAGCAGTGGCGAAGGGGTTGGCAGATGGCGCATCAAAAGCAACGGCTTGGGCTACTGAGCACAAGCAGATTATACAGGTACTGGGCGGTGTGGCTGTTGGATTGGCTAGTGGTGCGGTGGTAATGAAAACATTTATTACTGCATCAGCTGGCATATCCTTAATTAATGCCAAATTGGTTACATATGGCATTAATGTTATGGGAGCTAAAACCAGTACTATTCAGTTTATAGCCACTATGCGCAACCTCACATGGAGCGGTGTAATAGGTCAGGCAGGTGCCGGCATAAAGAATCTAGGGACTGTTATTGCTGAAACAAGCAAATCCAGCCTTGTGTGGCTTAGAAGCCTCTCAGCAGGCAGTATAATTAATTCGGCTACAACAGCACTGCGAGGCCTTGGCAGTGCTATCATGGTTATTAGCAGGGCTTCTTTAGCGGCTGCACTTTCTCCTATGGGCATAGCTATTATGGCTTTGGCTGCAGCTGCTTATTATTGTTATACCAATTGGGAGACTGTAGGGCCAATGTTTACAGGATTGTGGACTACTATACAAACAGCATTGAGCAGTGCTTGGGCGATGATTCAGCCAGCTTTAGAGGGGTTGTATGCAGCTTTTGACAGCATATCTTTAGCCGTATCAAATAACAGCGGAGCATTCGGCATGCTATTTGGTGCTATTACGACAGTAGCTCAATATGTAGGCGGTACTGTGGTAGGAACCTTCCTGATATTTGCCGAGGTGGTTGTTAATGTAGTAGCAACAGCGATTAATGTAATAGCATCTATCATCTCTGGGGCCATAGGTGTGTTCAGTGGTTTGATCAATTTCATTAATGCCGTGTTCCTAGGTAATTGGTCAGCTGCTTGGAATGCTGTATTAAATATATTTAGCTCTGTGTTTAATACAATAAAAAGTATAGCTAGCAATATCCTTGGCGGCATAACTAATACTATCTCTAATATCGCCAGCTCCATAGGAAGTATCACAGGACTTACAGGCTTTGGCGGTGCGCCGGTAGCTCATAATGCTCAGGGTGGTATCTACAACAAAGGCGCATTTTTAACCACCTTTGCTGAGGATGGACCAGAGGCGGCTATTCCTCTGGATGGCTCAAGACGGGCTATAGGACTTTGGCAAAAGGCTGGTGAAATACTGGGGATAGGTCAAGGAAATAGTGGCGGTGCATCAGCGGGTAGTTTCTCCAGAGGTGACAGCTACGATGGCAGTGCGCCACCTATCACCATTAGTCTCAATTTTTACGGTAATGCAGATGCGGATAGCGTGCGGGGGGCCGTAGAAAAAGCTGCTCGTTCCGCTCAGGATTCTTTTGCTGAACAAATGGCTAGATTCCGACGGGAAGAAAGGAGATTAGCCTATGAGTAAGACATACACCACAGTGACTGGTGATATATGGGATTATATCGCATACAGGGAAATGGGCTCCTGCAAATATACAAATTTATTAATAGATGCAAACAGGCAGTATATTGATACTGCTATTTTTTCTGCCGGTGCAGTGCTGAATATTCCGGATGTAGAAAGCAAGGCTGGTTATTCAGTACCGCCGTGGAAAAAATAAAATGTGTCAGAGCCTGACACATGGGAGGTGAAGAGATGTCAAGGGCGAGAACGGCCAGTATAAAAGCTGTATATAACGGCAAGGATATATCAGCAGATATAAGCAAATATCTAAAATCTTTTTCTATTAGTGAGGTTATCAGTGGCGAAGCTGACAACGCAGAAATAACCATGCATGACAGAGAAGAACTGTGGCAAGGAGATTGGATGCCGGATAGAGGCGCAACAATAGATATATCTATTATGCTGACAGATTGGCAGAGCGAGCTGGATGATAAGGTTTTACCTCTGGGCAAATTCGAGCTGGATGAAATCAAAAATAGCGGGCCACCTAACACAGTACAGCTAAAAATGGTATCTATCCCCAATAATGCTGCTATACGCAGTGTTGAGAAAAACAAGGCATGGGAAAAGACCAAGCTGTCTGCTATTGCTAGCGATATAGCCAAGGAGTCAGGACTTGAGTTGTTTTATGATACTCAGGAAGATCCACTTTTAGATCGGGCGGAGCAGTCAGAGCAGACAGATCTGTCATTTTTGATGAAACTATGCAAGGATGCAGGTTTGGCCTTGAAAGTGTCAGATCAGAAAATCATTATCTTCGATATGGAGAAATATGAACAGGCTGATGCAGTTATGACTATAGACAAAGCAAAAACAGCTATTATTTCTTTTGATGCCTCCAGTACCATTCATGACATATACAAAGCTTGTCATGTAAAGAGCCAGAATACTAAGAGTGAAGCCCATATAGAATATACCTTTACGGCCCCTGATAAAAAAGAAGGATTAACTTTAGAGGTTAATGAAAAAGTCGAGAGTATAGCTGAGGCGGAAAAGCTGGCCAAGAAGAAACTACGGGAAAAGAATCAGGAAGAGGTAACAATGTCTATGAGTCTGCCGGGGAATTTCAATCTGATGGCAGCCAATACGGTACAGATAGCGGGATTTCATTTTTACGATGGAAAGTATATTATCAAGAAATCCAGTCACACCATTGGTACTGGCGGTTATAAAACCAAGATAGAGTTGAGGCGGTGTATAGATGGGTACTGAGTTAAATAGAATCGTCAGAAGCATGATACGAAAAGGTACTGTATGCGCTGTAGATCCTAAAACCATGTCTGTAAAAGTTGAGTTTAGCGAAAAAGATGGCTTACCGAGTCCTTTTTTGCCAGTGCTATGCCAGGGAGCTGGCGGTAATAAATGTTATTGGCTGCCGGATATCGGTGATCAGGTAGTATGTCTTTATGAAGCTAACGACAAAAATGCATCAAGTGGTTGGGTTCTGGGGACATATTTCACTGAAGCCCATCCGCCGCAGGTAGCAGATGCAGAAATTCGCCGTTTGGATTTCGGAGATGGCAGCTTTATGGAATTTAACCGCAGCAGTGGCTCCTTAACAATTCAATGCACGGGAAATATTGTTATCAACGGCAAGATGATTTATTTGAATTAACGTGTCAGAGTCTGACACACAAACGAGGTGATAAAATGCCGGCAGCAACAAGGCAAGGCGACAGTACCACAGGTGTATGCAATTTAGGACTGGATTGCTGCCCTCATAGCAGAGCAGGTACTAACAGTCAGGTCAGCGGTGATGTTTTTATTAATGGATTAGGTGTGCACAGGCTATCCGATACAGGACCGACTAATTGCCCTCATGGTGGCACATTTCAAAGTGTGTCAGCTTCAGGAACAGTCATAGTTAATGGGCGAGGAGTAACCCGCGTGGGAGACAGCACAAAATGTACCGCCTGTGGTCAAGGTGGCAGTCATGTATCAGGCAGCCCGAATGTGATAGTAGGAGGCTGATGCTATGGGCATGTTTTCCAGCATATCTTCAGTAATAAGCAGTGCTTTGTCAGGTGGTGGCAGTGCCATAGGAAGTTTTGGAGATATTGTATTTTCAGCTTCCTCATTCAAAGTGCTAACTATAAATAATTACCAGAGAAAAACTAAAGCCAGATTGGCTACCCATGAAGTGATAGGGCAAAAACCTGTTGTTGAATTTGTAGGGCCTGATGGCGAGGAAATAAGCTTCACCATGCAATTTGCAGCCGGCTTGGGGGTAAACCCCGCCAAGGAAGCTGACAAGGTGCGCCAGATGTGTCAGCAGGGACAGACAGCTTATTTCATGCTCGGTAATGAATGCGTTGGCGGTAATAAATGGCTTATATCCGATGTAAGTGAATCGGCCAATGTTATAGACAATCAAGGTCAGATATTAGTCAGCAAGCTGGATGTAACGCTGAAAGAATATGTTGAGAGCTATACATAATTATCCTAGGGAGGTGATTACATGGTTGTAGATGTTACTGCCACAATTGGAGATATAGACTTTATGCCAAAGGATTTATTGGCAGAGGTTATACAGAATGTAAAAACCATTATAACCACTACCAGGGGGACGGTTCCTATGGATAGAGATTTTGGTATAAAAGCAACAGCCCTGGATAAACCTATTGCTACAGCACAGGCCATGCTTTCATCAGAAATCGTCTCAGCAATAAACAGATTTGAACCACGGGCGAAAGTAAAGAAAATAATTTACCACGGTCGTGAACAAGAAGGGATATTAGAACCAACCGTTAGAATTGAGGTGATAGACAATGGCTTATAAAAATTTACCGGATTTAACCTTTGCAGAATCAGATCCTGATTTGGTGGAGTTTCAAATTGTAGAGGTAGTAGAAAAACTCCTGGGGCGGACATTAGCTAGAGCAGATCCGTTGAGACTGTTTCTGAAAGGAATTGAGGCATTACTGATACAACAGAGGTTGCTGATTGATGCAACAGCTAAACAGGGGTTGCTAGCATATGCCACAGGCGATAATCTTGATCATCTAGGAATACTGGTAGGTACAGAGCGATTACCTGCGGCTGCTGCAAAAACAACCATACAATTGACACTATCTGCATCCAGGGAGACTGCAACAGTTATTCCGGCCGGAACAAGATTTACAGCTGGGGACGGAGTTATGTTTGCGCTGGACAGTGATACTATTATTGAGGCAGGGCAGCTGACAGCTACAGGCGCTGCTACTTGTACGGAAAAAGGTGCGGTAGGAAACGACTATAAAGTTGGCGAATTATCTGTCATTGCGGATCCGATAGCCTTTCTTTCACAAGCGGTCAATATTACCAGCACAAATGGTGGAGTCGAGCGGGAAGATGATGAAAATTATCGGGAAAGAATATATCGGGCACCAGAACGATTCTCATGCGCTGGCCCCACCGGTTCATACGAGTATTTCACCAAAACAGCAAGCACTCTCATTAACGATGTAACCGTTACTAATCCTTCCGGCGGAGTAGTTAGAGTCTTTCCGTTATTGCAAGATGGAAAACTTCCGGATACTGAAATTATCAATCTCGTAAAACAAAAGTTAAACATCGCCACTATCAGACCTCTTACCGATAAAGTGGAAGTAGAAACGCCGGAGCAAGTTAAGGCAGAAGTTAAAGTGTCTTATTGGATAGACAGAGCAGATGCTGTGTATGCTAAGACAATACAGGAAAAAGTGGAAAAAGCTGTTAATGAGTATATAGCGTGGCAGAAAGAAAAGCTTGGGAGAGATGTCAATCCTACGGAGCTTTACTACCGCCTAAGAACGGCCGGGGCAAAAAGAGCTGATTTGGGAGAATTTTCAGCCCAAACCATAGAAGAAAATCAGGTGGCTATTGTGGAAGCAAAAGAAATTAAATTCGAGGGCTTGGAAGATGCTTAGAAATATACAAACTATTAGCCTGCTGGATATTCTCCCAGACAGCATACTGGCAGATGAAAAAATAAAGGCTATAGCCGTTGCTTTGGATACAGAGCTACAAAAAGTAACAGCTGAAACTCAACAGGTGCTACACCTGCCGAGATTAGATGTATTACCGGAAAAGGTTATTGATTTGCTAGCCTGGCAATTTCATGTAGATTTCTACGAGCCTATAGGTATGGATATAAAAACAAAGCGCAAGCTGGTAAAAGAGTCTATTGCATGGCATCGCATAAAAGGCACACCGGCAGCAGTGGAGATGATGCTATCATCCACATTCGGGCGGTCAGCGAAGGTTAGCGAGTGGTATGAATACGGCGGAGAGCCATATCATTTCAAAGTTTCAGTAAAAACGAAAAAATTCCCTACGATGGAGTCTTTAGGACTGGCAAAACAGGGGGTACTTGCTGCCAAAAATACGCGCAGCGTACTAGATTCCATAAAAACCATAGTCGAAATGGACACTGGTGATTATGAGAAAAAAGAAGATGGGAGCGAAGGTGGAGGCGGTGCTGGAGGTGGCACTGGGGGTGATACTGGAGACAGCGAAATGATACCCGTAACACGTAAATACAAAGGAGTAGGCGGTGTTGTAAGAAAAAGTATCATACTCCAGCCGGAAATGAAATACGAATCACCTGAGTTCTCAACGGGCTTTTATGTTGCCGGTGTAGTTACTCTGCATCGCCATACGACACCAAGTATATTCAAAGTTTTTGGTCGTTCAAGAATGGCAGTTGGCGGGGCGATACACAGAAAAATTCACACATTGTTTAATTTAGGAGGTGGAAAGATTGAGTAGCTTTGGAGCTATGACGATTACAAATGTTGGAAAACAGATACTATCAAAATTCGTAGCAGGAGAGATCCCGCTAACATTCTCAAAATTGGCTCTTGGCAGTGGAACTGCAGCAGATGATTTAGATTGCAGCCAGCTGGTAGATCTAATAGAGTGGCGACAGGATGTAGGAATTGCTACTGTTGCTCACGGCGAAAACGGCGATATAACTATTCGAGGCAATTACACAAATGCCGGAATATTGACACCATACGCAGCTAGGGAATTAGGGGTATATATTCAGGATCCAGAGTCTGGCGGTGATGTTTTACTAGGGTATTTTACAGATACTCTGCCAGATACTGTGCCAGCCGAAAGCATACGGGCTATAACAGATACAATCGCTATTACATTGGTAATAAGCGGGAGTGAAAATATTACAGCAAAATTCGACACAGGCCAGTTTGCCACGATTCAAGACGTGGAAGATAGGCGCTTGACATTTCCGGAGGTGTACCCCGTCGGAGCAATCTACCTCAGTACTGTTGACACTGATCCCGGAGAATTGTTTGCAGGGACGACATGGGAGGCACTGCCAGCTGGGCGGGTACTGCTTGGGGCTGGCGAGGCAGATAGCGGTACAGTTTTTACCGCTGGAGATATAGGTGGCGAGGAAAAACACAAATTAAAAGAAACCGAGATGCCTGCCCACACTCACAGAATGAGCGAAAGCAATTTTACAGGCACATTCAGAGGCTGGAAATTCGATCCGCAAGGCACAGGAGTGTTTTCGTCAACCTACATTGGTGGTGGAGCAAATTCCAGAGACGGCGGTGGCGATGCTATGTATAGAGTTAATTTCAATGGCAGACACACTCACAAGATTGAGACGGCCGGCAATGGCGTAGCCCACAATAATATGCCACCATATATCGTTGTGCATATGTGGAAGCGTATTGCGTAAAAAGGAGGGTAAAATGTCAAAATGGAATCCGTGGGTACTGACAAAAAAAGGCCAGGCCCTTTATGCAAAGGTAGATGCAGGCAACTGCAAATTAAACTTAGTAAAAATGGCGATTGGTGACGGTACACCGACCGAGCTTGAAAAGTGCACAGACTTAGCTAATAAGGTGCTGGAGATGGATATAACAAAAATCTCAGTACAAAATGAAACGATGTGCACTGTGGAAGCAGCGCTTAATACAAGCCTGCTGACTGATACTGTAAGTGTCAGCGAATGGGGATTGTACGCATCAGATCCCGACGAGGGCGAAATACTGCTAGGAATGACTACTGATCCTGAGCCTGACAAGCTAGAGCCGGGCGGAGGTGTTGTAGCATACGAGCAGACGATGGGCATGACATTAGTGACAAGCTCTGCTAAAAATGTGTCAATCAGTATCCCTTCCAGTGCTTTCGTAACCAAATCGTCTCTGGATGAGGCTGAGGTTAGTATCAAAGAGAAGAATGAAGCCGATATAAGTGCTGCTAAAACTGAATTAGAGAAAATCATTAAGCAGTCTAATCTGGAAAGCAAAACGGAGTTAGAGGGCGTAATTAATTCTAAATTCGCTAATCAATACAATCAGGTAACTAAGCTCAATACGGCAGCTCTAAGAGGTGTGTATATACCAGTGGAAGATACGGCGGATTTTATACGGCCACCACTGGAATTTTTAAAGCTTCGAGACGATGGCGTGTCTGAAACACTGACTATCTGCGACTTTACCAATGGCGATGCAAGCGATTTTGTGGAAAACAGCGAAATGGTATTTGATGGGACTATGCATCTTAATACGCATAGAGAAGTGGCCATGACAGCCCCTGTTGATTTTGCTGGTGGCACACTAAGCATCACAGAAGAAATGGATCTTTCTCAATATCAAGAAGTGGCGGAGGTGAAATTGTCTTGATTAAAGTAATTTACGTAGAAAGTGATACGGATAAGGCTTATGGCTTAATATCTGGCATACTGTCAGCTGTGGCTACAGGTTGGAGTTCACTGGATGAAGGTGATAAGCTGACGGCTTATCAGAAATGCGACGAAGGCTCAGTCCCTGCTAGCTTACTTAAAGCTCTAGGGAGCTTTAAAGCGTATGTGTACTCGACGGGAGACAATGTTGTGGGCATATCAAGACCGACAGCTAATGGCTCTGGAGCGTGGACACAAACCCAAAAAGATGGTGGCGAAAATTATATCCCACATTGCATAATAAGGGCGCTGCCAGCGGCGCAAATAGTGATGCCTAAAAAGCTGCTTCCATTGTATGGAGCCAGCGCCATAATGTCAGTATCTGTAGCTGGGACAGTAACATCTGACAGCAGTATTACAATTGCCGTAACGACAGACTTAAACGAATACAGAACTTATAATTTTGATGCAGCAGAATGGCAGGATATAGATGCTACATCACCTTTGGCGATGGCGTCTTCGGGTATCCCGATGACTGAAATCAGTAAAATTCCTAGCGCGGGCTGGGAAAAATTGGGCACTGACGGGCTGGCTTTTGCTTACTGCATTAAGCAAAAAACAATTGCAAATAGCTTGGCATTTATTGAAAATACAAGCCTAGCACTGTCACTGATTGGCCGCTGGGATAAAGCAATTAATGGCATTGATTATAGATACGGGTATATATCCGGCGATGGCTTGTACATCAATGCTACTTTCTTACGGCCTGGCTCTTACAAGATAAACTACACTGATGCTGACACAACAAGAACCGTGGAAAGCAGGCAGGAAATTTTCGGCATGGCGATTGATGAAAGTAATGTTAATGACAATGGTGTGTTAGTGGATTCGAAAGGAGATACATTATTATGAGCAGTATAGATTTTGATAAGCTTTACCCTTGGAGAGGTATCGAGCTGGTAACTATTGACGAACAGGAAATGGTGAAGATTCCGAAGTTTTATGTAAAGGTAGGCATAGCTCCAGCGGGAACCGACCAGGCAGGAAAAAAATGTTGGTGGATTTCAGATACCAAGAGAAACGGATATCATGTACATCCTGCTTTTATGAAGAATGGCAGAGAAATTGAGCAGTTTTATTTAGGAGCTTACGAAGCGTACAATGAAGGCTCTTACGTGGCTGGCTCTGCCAAGGGTAAAAGCCCGTGGGTAAGTGTCAATTATGATCAGGCGCTGGCAGCTTGCTTGGCAAGAAACAAAGAAAATGTAACAGGTTTTCACTTACAGACAATTTACGAGCGGTCTGCAGTGGTAATGCTGTGCATGGTCGAGAAGGGGCCTGATGTACAGACTACTATCGGAGCGGGAAACTCATCTTCTTCTGGAGCTGTACTGACAGGAAATTCTAATGCTGTATATAGAAATATGCACGAGCTGTGGGGTAATGTGTGGGAGTGGATTGACGGGGTAAAAACAGACAATGACGGCACCACGGTTCGCATATTTGATAAAAACGGCTATAGCAACTATGTGAACACTAATGCAAAATTAGTAGCTGGAAGCAATTTGGGCATCCAAGCTGTATCTACAGATAAGGGTGATGATTACGATCTGAGCGATGTATTTATCCCTTCCACGGTATCAGGCGCAGCAACTGCAGCTACATTCAAAGATGGATATTGGCACACAGTTGGTGCTCAGCGCAACGTCTTTGTGAGCGGGGGCTGGGACTGTGGCGCGTCCTGCGGTTTGTTCACTTGGGGCTCTAATTGCGCTCCGTCTGACACCGGCAGCCCCGTTGGCTTTCGCTTGGCAAAATGGTAACTGAAAACTGCTGCCTGCAAACTGATGGCGGTGCGATAGCACCGCCACATGTGGGGATGCCAGCAAAGAAAAAGAAAGCATTTAAAATAGTTATGAATGATTTTCAAAGTCGCCGAGAAAGAAGCATCGAAAACACACATAATCCATCTATTTTAAGAGCAAAGCTAAATGAGTTAATAAGATATACTCACATAGCTCTACAGCAATTTCCTAAGAAAGAAAAATATCAGCTTTGTGCAGATATAAAGAACAGCCTTTACCAGGCTACAAGACTAACTATACAAATGGAACGTCGCTATTATAAGAAAACGACTTTGCAGGATATTGATATAGAAATAGATTTCTTGCGGACGCTGGTAAGACTGTCATATGAGCTTAAATATATATCTGTAGGGCATTTGCAAGCATGGATGGAGCAAGTTGATGAAGCGGGCAAAATACTCGGTGGCTTAATAAAATATTTTAGCTCAGACAAATAACTGAGCTTAGGGCGATATTTTTAGTCTTTGTGAGCGGGAACTGGAACAATGGCGCGTCCTGCGGTTTGTTCACTTGGAACTCTAATTACGCTCCGTCTAACACCAACAGCAACATTGGCTTTCGCTTGGCAGAATAAACAATGGTCAGAAGGCTGCTTGCTAAGGCAAATAGTCCAGTACCTTGATTTTGGGAGTATCGTCCGTGCTAATTTAGCAAAATAACAAATAATGTCACGGCTCTATATAATGCGCTGTGATATCAAGGAGGAGAATGTCCATAGTTAGATATTCAAATATTTTTGATGAAATAGCTAATTTTGAAGCACTGTATAAAGCATATGAAGAGTGTATAAAAGGCAGACGCTACAAGAATGAAGTTGTTTCTTCAACAGCTCACATAGAAATGATTGTTTCTGACTTAGCCCGAGAGTTGCAGGAAGGAACTTACAAGCCGGGAGAGTACTATGAATTTGAGACAAGAAAAGAAGTAAAAAGAAGAATTATCCACGCGCCTCTTTTTAGAGACAGAATAGTACAGCACGCTGTGTGTAATGCCTTAGAGCCACTATATGAAAAGAAATTTATTTTCGATAGCTATGCAAACCGCAAGGGAAAAGGCAATCATAAGGCAGTGGAACGCGTACAGTCTTTTCTCTACCAAGGAAAGTGCAATAATTATGTGCTCCAAGGAGATTTTAAAAAGTACTACGATAATGTGGATCACGAGCTTCTGAAAGCGAAAATCAGGCGCACAGTCAAAGATGAAAGAGTACTGCTGCTGTGTGATGCACTCATAGACAGCTATAACGGCCACACAGGAAAAGGCATCCCGATTGGGGCACCGTTTAGCCAGCTGATGGCAAATGTCAATCTTGATAGCTTAGATCATTTTGTAAAAGATGTTTTACGAGTCAAGAAATATGTCAGATTAATGGACGATTTTGTCATTATCGGGCACAAAGATGCCTTGACGTATTATTTGCAAGAAATACAGTGGTTTGCTGATACTCAACTAAGACAGCCACTGAATCCTAAAACCCAAATCTACCCCGCAAATCACGGCGTAGATTTTGGCGGATATAGAACTTTTGCGAATAAAATTTTACCCAGAAAAAGAAATGTCAAAGCGGCCAAGAAAAGGCTTAAAGCGGTATCATGGCTGTATCGAAATGGCGTGATAGATGAGCGCGTAGTGAAGCAGCAGATAAATTCTTTCAAGGGGTACATGTTACACTGCGACGGAAATACTACTTTGAAAAATGTTTTAAGCATCATGGGGAAGTGATGAGAAATGTCGGATGCCTTAAAAAGAATCAGAGCGGAGCCTGCAAGGCTGTTATACTAATATTAAGACTAATAACATATAGAGCGAGTAGTGCGCGAAAGTTCGGGAGAGGGAAGCTATGGCAACCCTCTCTTTTGATTTTAGGAGTTGATGGGATGATTGAATTTTTAAGGTATTTAGTTCCTAATCAGACACAAATAGAATGGGGGAGCATGTCAGCCTTAGCGGGAACAGCTTTTACTTATTTTTGTGGCTGGAGCGGAGCTGTTGAAGCTTTGTTATGGCTCATGGTTATTGACTATATCAGCGGTGTAATGGCTGCCTATGTCAATCCAAATCTAGCGCTGAACAGCCAGCGAGGATTTAGGGGTATCATCAAGAAAATGATGATACTGCTGCTGGTGTCTCTTGCCCATTTTGTTGATAAAGCAGTAGGGCAAATATTAGTGCAAACCATTGTAATATGGTTTTTCATTGGCAATGAGGGACTGAGCATTGTCGAAAATTCAGCAAAAGCTGGCTTGCCTGTGCCTGAAAAGCTAAAAGCCACTTTAGAACAGCTTAAAGAGCATAAGGCATAATATATTTATGGCCAATGTGAATAATTATCTGTGGTTGCTACGGTACCACTTAAACATATTCAGATTGGCCAAGAAAAAACAAAGGAGTGATTTTATGCAGGAAGTAACTTTGGATGAGGTAGAAAGACTGGCAGAAAATGCCAGAGAAGAACTTTGGGATGAGGCAGCTGTATTAGGCCGTGAGCCAAAATTGTACTTGCACTGGACCGCTGGCAAGTATGAAACGGCTTTTCCTGACTATCACATTAACATCACTGGTGATGGTCGAATTATGGTATCTACTACTTGCTTTGCTAAGACTTTGAGTCATACATGGCGACGCAATACGGGAGCCATCGGCATTGCCCTATGCGCCTGTTATGGTGCTACTAGCAATGATTTAGGCGACTATGCACCCACCGCCAGGCAGATAGAAGTTATGGCCCAGGTTATCGACCGAGTGGCTACAGCACTGTGGCTGACAATTAATAAGCAGAATGTGTTAACCCACGGCGAGGCTGCCAATAACGAAGATGGGTTGTGTGTGCATCCGTGCTATGCATGGTGGAATGACGAAGAGGGCGATGGAGATACCCGCGGGGACTTAGAATTTCTTGGCACTCCAGAAAGCCCTAAATATAATCCATATGCTATTGATGGCAGCCGTGGTGGTGATGTACTGAGAGGAAAAGCTAATTGGTACAAAAATGAACGCGGCGCAAAATAAGGAGGAATTTTATTATGAGTAAGTGGACAGATTTTAGAGACGATATCGTAGAGAGTTTGCAGGTTGAAGAAGTGACAGAGCAGGTTAAGCAGAATTTAACACGACAGATCGTGGAGTCCATTCTGCCAGCAGTAAAGACTGCAGCTGACGGCTTTGTCGGTAAGATTAAAGAGCAGGCTAAGACAGAAACTGGCTGGTGCAAAATCCGCGACATGCTTGTATTGCCTCTTATGATTAATGGAACAATCTATGTTATGGAGACAGTATTGGTTAAGACTATGGAAAAGACCACAGTCTAATCCGTTGTAATATAATGCAAAATAAAGCACTCTCATGACTCTTTGCGTAGCCGTGGGAGTGCTATTTTTATGGAGGCTGTATGATGACATATGGAATGCCCTACATGGGAAGCAAATCACAGATAGCAGAATGGGTTGTTGGCAACCTCCCAAATGCAAATAATTTATACGATTTATTTGGTGGCGGTGGAGCTATCACTGATTGCGCTGCTCAAAGTGGTAAGTATAAGAAAATTATATACAATGATATTGATTCCACAATAGTAAATGGCTTTCTAAAGGCAGTGAATGGGAAATTTGCTGAAGAAAAACGCTGGATAAGCAGAGATCGTTTTTTCAAATTAAAAGATAGCGATCCGTATGTGAAAATGTGTTTTTCCTTTGGCAATGATGGCAGATCGTACAGTTACGGCAGAAAAATCGAGCATTACAAAGAAGCCTTGCATTACGCTGTTGTATATGGTGATTTAACACAATTGCAAAAATTGACCAGTTTGAATTTTTCTGCTATATTACACGAATCTTCTATGGGGGGCGAATATCCGTGGTAAGAAGAATACTGAGAGATAAATGCCAGGAACCCAGCATGACGAAAACGCTACAGCATATAACAGCCTTACAGCGCTTACAACGCTTACAGAACTGCAATATAGAGGTGTCTAATTTAGATTACAGAGCTATCAACATAAGTCCTAACAGTGTGATTTATTGTGATATTCCATATGCCAATACAAAGAAGTATACAAATGGTACAGATTTTGATTATAAGGAATTCTTCCAATGGTGTAAAATACAGACAGTACCTGTATATGTTTCAAGCTATCAAATTTCATACCCTAGGTTTAAATTGGTGGGAGAAATCACTAAACGAGAGTTAATGAGTACAGTAAAAATAAATAAGAGGATTGAAAGATTGTATAGAGTACAACAATAGATGAAGTATTGCATAACAATAGCGGCTACTCAGAAATATCTGGGTAGCCGTTATTTTGGTATACAGAAAATATAAAAAACTTGAATAAATGATTGACAAATCAAGATAAAAGTTGTATAATATAATCAGAGTTAAGGAAAGGAGGTGAAGGAATGGAAATATTAGAGGTAATAGAAAAGGCTACTACCATTATCTTGAATCTTTTAGCAATTGCCCTTGCGATAAAGGAACTCAAGAAAAAGTAATAGCCACTGTGGAGGCCCTTCGGGGCTTCCGCCTTTACCTCAGTATATCATATTCCGACGATATGAAAAAGTATTATTTCTGTTTTTTGGTCGCATCTTTATCCAGTATAAGGATACTACTGAGCAAAGATTTTTTTGTAGACATGGGTGCATTGGATTATGCTCTGCTGATTTCCGCTGTAACTATGTGGGTTGTAGCTGGTTTTACTTATTTTAGAAAAGTTAAGTGAACGGGGTAAATTACATGCAAATAGCAATATTAGCATTAGTGAGAGCCGTAAAGAAGTTTAGGGGATGAGGAAGCATGGCAGAAGCTAAGAAAAACGGATGGGGCGGCAAACGTGCTGGAGCTGGCAGACGTCCAGGGGCTGTTGATGGTACAGAAAGAAAAATGCGTTCATTGAGGGCATCAGATGCAGAGTGGGAAGCAATCAAGGCTTTCGCAAAATACATCAAAGACCATCCAGAGAAAACACAGGCTATATTAGCTGAGTGTAAATAA